GAGGAAAGTGTGCGGTACAGCTGCGGCATGGCCTGCTCTGCTATGCTGTCACGGTTTGTGGTCAGGCTGCCGGACGGCGTTCCGGCTTTTCCGGTCAGAGACAGGGAAGGATCGCCGGGCAGCCCGGTCAGCACGGCAAACATTCCGGCCAGCGATTCAGCCATGCGACGGGGCGCATTAATCAGGGCGGCGGCATTGCCTTTCAGGGCAGTAAAACTGGCCGTAAAGGCACTGATATCCTGCACAATCCCCATCCCCGAAACGGCATTCTCCAGTGCATCAATCTTATCGCTGATGGTGTCGGTCATGGCCTGTACATCATGCAGACCGTCTGAAATCACCGTCCAGCCGTCTGAAAGCGTGTTAAACAGCTGATTCATTGCTGAGCCGCTTTTCTGCTCCAGCGCAGCTGCCGTATCTTCTGCCACCGCAGGGGCGGTATCGTCACTGGCGGGGATCACGTTGATCGTGAACTCAACCGTTCCCTGCTCGCTGGCGTTATAACGGCTTTCAAAGCTGTTTATCAGCACGTTTAACGTGCCGTAATCCGGGTGCATCAGTTCACCGGCACCGGGTGCACGCAGCGCATCACGCAGGCGGCTTCGCTGTGTCTGAAGATCGTCTCCGGTCACCAGAACCGTGAATGTGAACTCCGGGAGTTTTGGCCCCAGATCATCCGCACCGCCGCTTTCACGCAGTGGGTATTCACGGCGCACAATGTTACGTCCGCCCCGTTCCCGCTGCTCCTGATAAACCAGGAACGGTACGCCACGAAAGGAGCCACGCCCCGGCGTGTCAGTAGAGGCCATAGTTCCCTCCGTTCCAGACGTTCACATCCAGGCCATGCTGTGCGGTATCATCCACATCAATACTGCGCGCCCGCCAGCCTTCAGGGGCCACAAGCTCCACCCGTGCGGCGGTTTTCGCGGTGGCCTGTCCGCCGTTTTCGTCACTGCCGCCACGCAGTTTCTGCCAGGCCTGCGTCAGCCAGCCCCCCAGATAATCACCGAGATAGCTGCCCACCGTGGAACCAATGGCAACCCCGACCGGACCAGCTGCCGCCCCCAGCGCGCCACCGGCGATACTTCCGGCAAGGGAACCCACGGCACCGGCTTTATCGGCTGCACTGGCGCTGCTGTCCAGCAGTACAGGAGCCGCCATGGCACCGGCCCACAGGGCACCACCACCCAGCCGACCGGCACCACGGAACAGCCCGGCAAAACGCCCCAGCCCCATGCGGTTTCCGGCCGCCGTTAGCAGACCACCGGCACGGCTCATCATACGACCGAAGAAGCCCTGTTTACCGGCACTCTCCGCCAGTTGCTCACCGGCAGTCACGACGGTCGTGACACCCCGTCCACGTCCGGGGCCGCGTTTTTTACGGCCGCGCACGGTTTTGCCGTCACCGCTGACCACCACATCCCCGCCACCTGAGGCCAGGCCACCCGCAGGCCAGTTGGTGACCAGCACGGGCTGAACGGCAGCCGGATTTACCCCGGTAAGGAAATTCAGGAACCGGCCAGCGCGTCCGGGCTGCGTTCCCGGTACAGTGGTCTGCGGTTTGCGGAAGGGCGACGTCAGCACGGAGGTCATCGCCATGCCATAGCGTAAGGGGGTTGCGCCGAGACGTAATGCCCCCGTCCCCGCAAACCTGAGCACCTTCAGCGCACGGGAGGCGAGATACATATACATCAGGTACTTTGCGGCGGTCTGCGCACCCTGACCAATGCGATCCAGCGCATCGCCATAACCGGCGTCGCGCAGTGCCTGAAGCGTTTCCCTGACTTTCTGAATGACCCGGTAAAAGCCGGTCGCAGCGTCTCTGGCATACTCAAATCCCTGATTCAGAGCTGAGGCCGTCTGTGTGGCCAGCTTATCCTGTAAGCCGCTTTTCTGTGCCGCATCAGCATAATCCAGAAAGCCTTTCAGGCTCTTTTTCAGGCTGTCAAACGGTCCCTTTGCCATCACCTCGCGGGCAAATCCGTCCCAGACATCGCCCATCATGGACGTCATTCCCGTCCAGGAATTCATGGCGTTTTTCTGGGCACCTTTTGCCTGTTCGGCCATCACCTGAAATAACAGGCGAATGCTGTCCGGTCCCAGTTTTCCTTTTTCGCCTTTCTCACGGATGATCTTCTGGTTTACGCCCAGCTTATCGGCCAGTAACTGGTAAACGTTAATCCCGTATCCGGTCAGAATATTGGCGTCCGCTGCCTGGATACTCTGGCGGGCAAACATCTGTTTGAGTTGCAGGGACGCACCCTGTGCATCTGACAGTGACCAGCCGTGATAGCCGCCCTGATCCTGAAGCATGGTAATAAAGCGACGGGCTTCCCTGTCACTCATACCGAACCCGCGACTGGAGGCGTATTCCTGCATAACCCCCGCCAGCCCCCAGGTGGTGTCTTTGGCGTTCTGTACTGCCCAGGCTTTCACTGCTTCCGTTTTTGCCGTATCGCCATGATTAATGGCGTTGAGACGCAGAATATAGTTCTCCATCTCTGCGGCCGGGCGGATAAAGGCTTTATTAAACCCGTAGACCGCAGCCCCTCCCGCCAGCATCCCGTAAAGGTTGCTTATCCGCCCGATGGTGCCGGTAATGCTGCCCTGCAGGCGGTCAAAATCTGACGTTACCGTGCGGATGCTGCCACGAACACCGGCAAGCGTTCGCTGCATACGGGAGCCGACAAGTTCTGTCTCCTGACCGGCACGACGTGCTGCATTTCCAAGACCACCCAGGCCCGTCCTGCCGGAACGGGAGAACGCCCCCAGCTCCTGTGACCACTGGCGGGATTTGGCGGAAATATTGCCGAGTAAATCGACAATCAGGGAGGCTTTCAGGTTTTTTGCCATGGGTTACTGCTTCGTTCTGAGAATTTTTTCGGTCTGTCGGCAGTGCCGGTAAAGCTGCGATAAGGGGAGGTTAAGCGCCCACTCCGGGCCGCTTTTTGTCACCATCCCCAGCACAATTGCGGCTTCTTCAATCTGATCCCGGCACTGCATCTGGTCGCCCCCGTTCAGCGACCAGCTTTCCGGCCATCGCGGAATCAAGCAGGCTTACTGCCGCCATCAGACGGGAGAGATCGCGCTCGCTGAGCTGTCCGATCTGACGCGGAGACAATGGCCCCTCAATCTGGCCAACAGCGGCAATCTGACGGCGCAGCAGTGCAATGCCGCGCAGTGCCGGTGAGGCCACAAGAACCGGACCGCCATTTCGGGTTTCCATAAGACGCTCGGCCTCGGTTTCCGCGTCAATGCTGTCTTTCGCCGTCAGTTCGCGGAAGGTGACGCGGTATTCACGGGATTCCCCGAACGGCAGACCGTCGAGCAGATCCACATAGCCGTTCGCCAGCTGTTCAGCCAGCCCGGCGGTGCGGGGATCGCCGTCTTCAAGTGCATCCCGGATAGCCTCCATCACGGCCTCGTCAGAAACCGCCGTTTTTTTCTTACGTGTGGTCATTGCATTTTTCCTGATTACTGGACACGGGTACTGGTGGCGCTGGCGAACTTCGCGGAGATATCACCGCCACCGTCAAGCGAGGCCGGTTCACTGCTCCAGGCCTTCGTCATCATGTGGACTTCACCGGTATCGGCCACGAACTCAATCGTGACCGCAGTCCAGGTGTTGATTTCATCGGCAGCCGGTGAACCTTCTCCGCCCGCCGGGAATTTACAGTCCAGCGTCGCCTCACGGGGTTTCTCGCGATAGCCGTAAACTTTCGCGCCTTTCACCACTTCACGCTCAAAGCCGGACGGGGAGAACGTGGCCCCCTCAAGGGTGTCGTACTCCTGCCCGTTCACACGGATGGTGGCCGTGCCCTGATACTGTTTTCCGCTCATGCCTTACCTCACAAAATGAAACGGATCTGCGCGGCCATGAAGCGGAACTGGTTAACCAGATCCGGTGTACACATCACATCCAGACGGTTACGGTCTTTTGTGTTGCGCTCCACGAGCAGATTCTTTTTAAAGGTGTCCAGATTTTCGACCAGTCCCAGATCCACCCATTCTTCCCCCAGCGAAATTAACTGAAGTTTCATGATCTCCGGTGTCACGATATTCTGACCGGCACGAACGGGCGTCCCGTCATCAGCCAGTTTATGGCGCGGAAAACGCTGCGTGATAAAGGTGCGCAGGGAATAACGCAGATATGACAGGGTGTAGATGGTTTCTACATCCAGATAGCTGGGATCGCTTTCGCCGTATGCATTCTGACGGTACATCGTCACCTGACGTTCAATCTGCACCACATCAGCGGCCGCAACGGTCACCGTGGACATGCCGGTATAAAGCAGGCTGTTTCGCTCTTCCCGCGTCAGACGATCCGGTGCTTCAGGTGCCATACGGGCAGGCAGCGCCAGTGTCTGTAATGGTCGGGCCGGATCCGTTGACAGGGAGGGCGCACAGACCGCACAAATGGAGGCAGCCCAGACATAATCCGGCTCTGGTGCTTTAGGAATAGAAGTGCAGGTAAACAGGAAGTCATTACGGGATTCACCAAAACTGGTTGCCGTACCGAAGGTGCCGGTATGCGCCATCCAGACCATACCGTCCGACATTTTTACCGGTCCCCAGCGTTTCAGCAGTTCATCCGCCAGAATTTTGAGATTTGCCGCATCCTTATAGGGCATGACGATGTAGTTGTACTGACGATTCCCCATCCCTGAGACGCTACGGGTGATATCGGGGTTTGTTGCCTTCTGTGTTGGCGCGACGAGCTCCAGCGTAAGACCGGCCGGTGTAGTTTCACCGTCATAATAGTTCACCCGTAAATCATGAGCTGAGCATTCACCGATAAAGCGGGCGTTAACCCCCATGCTCCCTTTAAGTCCTTCAGCATTATCACCACTGACTTCAGCTGCGATAGCAGTGAATGGCGCATCAGTGTCAGCGTTAATGACCTTAGCCAGCTCTTCCACAAGCTCTTTACCTTTTTTCCCCTTACTGACGGGCAGGAGGTAACGGCGACCGCCGATGTAAACACTTAACACCCCGTCTGCCAATGCTGTTCCAATGATATTCATCACGCATGCCCTGGACTGACCTGTTCCAGCCCCCTGTGCAATGGCATATAACTCTGTGTCAGGGTTAATGGCGATAAATTCCTCTACCATCAGTGCAATCATGGAACCTCGCCCCCAGAGTTCTCTTGCTTGTGAAGCTCGGGTAATACGTACTGGTACATCAAGCTGACCGCGCCCCTGAATGGTGGTGTCTTTCATTGCAGCCTGACCAAACAACAGTACCGCCTGACGCTGTGGTGGAGTGCCGGTCACGGCCATTGAATTATTGATTTCAATCTGTACCAGCGGAATGCGATTGTTATCGCCGATATAATCAAAGTTAATCATCAGGACGTCCCCTTATCTGATGCTGCGGTTTTTTCAGCCACCGCCGCAGTTTTTTCTGCTACCGCTCCCGCTGGTTTTGCCGCCGCGCCGGTATTAGCAGTTGTGGCAGCCGGGGCAGGCTCCGCCGTTTTATCCACCACAATGACGTCGCCATCATTAAGACGGCGGCACCAGAACGGAGTGAAGGGTTTCTCTTCCCCGTCCTGAGAGAGCGGAGTCATCGTGTCCGGATCGCGGATCAGGCATCCCGGCGCAGGTTTGATAAAAATGGTTGTCATCTGTTATTCCTCTGACGGTCCGGCGTTTTCACCGGCGGCAGTTGCACCAGGCAGACGGATGTGTGCCTTAAATTCCGGCGTGCCTTCCGGTTCGGTAAAGGTTTCGTAATGGCGCAGGAAATCATCCAGCGAGCTGATATCCGTCAGCGGGTCGATCATTTCCTCGCATGAGAAATACAGGGCGTACATCACGGCACCGCTGCCTGCCTGCGTTTCGGTGTAACCGTTGACCGCCTTTTCAAAGTAAAGCGGTGAGGTTTTTTCTGCTCTGAAGCCGTCCAGCAAGGTAATCAGGCGGGCCACAATCTGATAAAGCCCGGGACGGCTGACCTCACGGCCATTGAGCATGTCGCCGATGACGTAGAACACCCAGTGACTGACCAGACGCCCACGGGTACGCCCTTCACCGGCACCCAGCCAGGCAACATAGATAGCCGGGGCGTTAATCAGCATGGTGCGCAGTACGCTGTCGCTCCAGTCGCCGGGATGTGTGTCAACAGACACCAGTTCATTCCCGAAATACTCACGGATACGGGCGATGTACGCCTGCTCGGTTTCCGTAATCATATAAAGCCCTTCTGGTTGCGCCCGAACACCGCCGCATCAGACTGCACCTGCGGTAAATCCCCGGATTCAGGGGCCGCACCGTCTGTATCCACGCCGACCGGCACGTTACCGTTCATGACATCTTTCAGCCAGGCCAGCGCCTCACGGTAACGGTCACGCGCCTGATCGGATGCCCGCTGATCGCACAGGTAATAAAAGGCAATCGTGCAGCAATGCTGAACAAGGACCGCCGGAACCACCGCCAGCGGCAGCGTGTAACGGGCAGACAGGTAACTGTCGATAAGGGCAGACGCGTCCGTCAGTGCCCGGTTCAGCTTGCGCGTGTCCGGTTCATCCGAACGGGGCACGGCCAGTAATGGCCTGAGCAAATCCTCGCGGTAACGTGCCCGCATATCGGTTTCGGTGGCGTAATTCATGCGCGAGCCTTTTTCGCCTGTCTGGCGTTATTGCCGGTCTTTTTCCGGGGAGCATCCTGTCCGGCTTCGGCTAAATCTGCACCGGTCTCTGCATGAACCACACCCGCCACGGCTCCCGCATCATCACCAGGCGTCTGTAGTATTCGTACAGTGAGGCATGGCTCCGCTTCCAGTCGGGCAAGCTGCTCCGGGGTGACGTCAACCTGCTGGCGTCCCCGCATGAACAGGAACCCCGCACGACGAAAATGCGTACGACTGCAACGCACTTCTGCCAGTACCGTGACAGGACTGTCACCACTGACCTGAAGGCCTGAATCATCTGTTGCTGCCACAGTGTGATGTTCATTCATATTTGCCCTCCGCAGGGGCCGGGCCGTAAGCCCGGCTCACCGTTTACAGATAATCCGCGACAACCAGCTCCAGCTTGCCCTTCATCTCGTTAGAGACTGTGGCGTTACCGTCCGCGAACAGCTCGCGCTCCAGCAGCTGCACCGCCTGTTTTTCCAGCGAGGTGGGGACAACAATATGGGTGGGTTTGATGCCGAGTTTGCGGCCACCGTCAGCCTTAAAGTCACGCATGGCTGACCAGCCGTGCCACAGCGCATCCAGCGTCAGCGGTGACTGCATCATGTAGGCCATCTGCCAGAAGCCGTAGCCCACATTGCGACGGGCGGAAGCACCGAACACAAACTCGTTATCAGTAAACGCACGGCCTTCATCGACTTTTGTCTGGGCAACCAGTTCGGCCTTGCGGCGATCCTGATAAATCAGCGGTTTTACCGCGCGGGAGCAGTCAAGCAGATACCAGGCCGGGCCGCTGTAATCCGCCTGTGCACCGACAGAGCCGGTTTTTGCCACAAACATATTGCTGACCATCTGTGCATCACCGGAGCCATCCACTTTGGGGTAAACAGGGTGTTCGGTATCAAAGAAGTTCTGGCCGTCATAGCAGGCCGCATTCAGACCATCACGCAGTGCAGCAAAGACCAGTTCATCCGGTTGTGCCGCAGCGGCACGACCCATTTCCTGGAATAACGGGGAGTAGATGCCGAGATTGTCGTCTTCAAAGTCATCGCGGCTAATGGCAACGGTGCCTTCAAAGGTTTTGTTCACGATGGCGTAGCCATAGGCTTTCATCTTCTCGATGACGCGGGAGCCGATCCACTCACGGAACTGCGGGAACTGCCCCAGCCAGCCGTAGGTGTTGGATTTCGAGGTGGACGGCACGGTCATCGCAATTTTCTGGTACTGCGACGGAGCCATGGACATCCCGGCCTGAAAATCAGAACGGTAGCCCGTCATCAGGGCGGTGATCATCGCCGGTGTAATCGGGGTAGGCATTATTGCATTTCCTCTTTCATTTTCAGGAACTCGGCTTCGGTTTTACCCAACAGACGTGCGGCGGCGATATCTTCAGCCGACAGCACAGCGGTGGCGGTCTTTTTATCCGGCACGGTTACGGTGTCGGTCTGAAGAGTGGTCAGAGCCGCAACCGGCTGGCGGGCGTCAAGCTGTGCAGAAAGTGCCGCGACGCCAATCTGTTGTCCGAGTCCTTCCATGTATCCGCGTTCGCTTTTGAAAATGCGTCCTTCGGACTCGGCCTTATCCAGCAACTGCTCCAGCGTGGTGCTGCCGTGTTGTGCCGACAGCGCGGCATATTCGGTACGCAGGGCGTTATACGTCTCAACGGGCACATATTTCGTCAGATCAATAGTGCCGCCAGTTGGTGTGCCTTTTGCGGTTTCCAGTTCTGCCGACAGGCTGGCAACCTGCGTTTTCAGGGTGTCGTGCGCATCCGCACGGGTTTTGATCCCGGTAAGGGCAGACAGCGCCGCCGTGCCCAGTTCCGGTGTAAATTCGTCACCGTCAGCCACGGTCAGACCGAGCGCCGTCAGCAACTGGCGTAATTGCTCATTCATGGGGGATTGCTCCTGAGAAGGGGAAACGACATAGAGATCATCAGCACTGAGTGCCGCGACAGGGTTCATACCCGTAATACCCGGATCATTCGTCAGGGAAGCCATGCGCAACAGGTAGGGTTCCCCGGTGTCAGCGAAATAATGCATATATGCAGACAGATAGGCATATTCACGGTCATCAATATGTTTTTGTGCCTGTGGTGTCCATTCAGGTTTAATGAAAATCCCCTGACCCTCACGCCAGCGGAAGTTTTCCGGTGAGGCCATGACAATAGCCTTGAATCCGTTTTTCTGCGCATTCACGGAGTGATGGTCATAATCAATCAGTAACGGCTGATGCAGGGCGGAAAGCCCGGCTTTCATCCGGTTACAGGCGGATTCGTTAATCAGCCAGCCTTCAGTCGGTTTTTCCGGGCGACCGTCACGGGCCTTTACCCGACCGGCTGGCATGATCTGACACCAGTCACCGTCCCCGTCTGCGGACAGGCTGATGGCATTCAGAATGGCATAAGCAAGTTTGGGCGTGTTTTTCGTCTTCATTCCGGCAGCATAAGCCGGTGTTTTTCGGGGCCGGTTTTGCGGGACTTCAGAAAGTGCTGACAGGGGAAAAATGAGAAAGGCGCTTCACGCAGATTTTAAAGCCCGTTAAATACAGGTTAGAAAATCACGACACGCGCCTGAAGAGGGTAAGGTAATGCGTTTGTATACCTTAAACCATTACGGCGTTTCTGTGGCCTTTTTAAAGCGTTTTCTGATTTCGTCCATGATCTCCTGTTCTGCCACCTGATCAAAGCCCATATACGGACGTGCGCCAATGGCCGCCGGTCCCGGTGGCATACCAGGCAGGCCACCCCACTGATGAATGGCCGCATAAGGTTCATTTGATCCAATCAGCGCCCAGGTATCGCCATAATCCGTGGTCAGGCGGCGGGCCAGATCGCCGTTCAGCGTCAGGATTTTGCCGGGCGTGTATCCCTTACGGGTACGCCACTTGCGGTAAGGATCTGACCAGTCATGCCAGCGTTCGCCGTCCGGCTCTTTTTCCTGTTCAAACGCCATTTCTGACGATGACAGAAGACTCTCCGCCACACTGCGGGCCAGGTCTTTTCCGCCGCCCACAAACTGAAGCCGGGCAAACACTCGCTGGAGACGCGTAACGTCAACAACGACAGTTGCATCAATGGATGACATATTGCCTCCGCATAAAGGATGAATATAAAATAAACAGGCGGTCAGTGTACGCTTAACTGGTAAAGTCGGTGCCTGCCTCCGGGTGGATCATGTATGCGGGTTCGCCCCCCGCCACTGACCGTTAATCAATTTGTCCTTCCAGCACCTCAAGCATTCCGCCCCGGATATCCGATTTCAGCTTATCCATATTGATAACCCGGTAAGCATTCACAATCACATCCAGTTTGTCGGGCTGACGTTTCAGACTGTACGGTGCATTAATGGCAATCTGCACACTGCCATCCTGATTTTCCACGATATACATCAGATTTTTGTGCCGTTTGTCCCACAGCACCGCTTTTGGCTTTGCCAGCATTGCCGGTAAGCGCCCGAAGTCCTCTGGCATCAGGGCGATGCCGTCATTCTGATGTTTCACACTGTCTGCATGGAGCACATTTTTACCGCTCATCGCCAGCAGGCGGGCCGGTGGCGTTCCCGTCCGGCTTTCCACTGCCTGCGCAATGCTTTCAGTCATAAAGCCCAGCGTGCGGATATCGTTACCACCTCGCCGGGTCTGCATGATGTTTTTTGCCCAGATGCGGAACGCCAGCTGCCGCTCCGGGCTGTTGTTCATCTCCTGAACCACCATTTCCCGTAACGCCGGGCTTTTCACCTCGATCAGTTTGCGGATCAGCGCCTGGTCTGTGCCGAACGCTGCCGAGCCGGGGTTATATGACCAGCCCACATCCGGTGTCATGGTTCTGGTGCCATCTGAATATGTGGTCACCGGCATTTCTCTGACTTCTCCGGTCTGTTTATCCACGCCAGCCTCAACATTGCGGGTGGAGAGATGATCCTCACCGGATGAAACGGATAACCCCATTGCATCCAGACGAGCCTGAGACAATGGCCGCACACGGCAGCGGCAGTTCCAGCCATTAGGTGGGTAGTGTGTTTTCCAGAACGGATCGTCATAGCGGAATACCAGACCGTTAAGGGCGGAATGCGACGGGCGGGTACGGCTGTCCATGACCGCCACATACTGCCAGAACGGATGCGTGTCCGTGTTGTTCATCATCTGCGTGTAACGCCCGGCATTGTAAGCCACACGGGTGTTCACGTTGTAAATCAGCGCCAGACGACGGGGACTGCCCTGTTGCACTTCTTCCGCGTTACCGTCGCTGTCCACCACAATCTGCTTTCCCC